TTTTTGTATTTCTCTTTCAATGTACCATCGAGCTTTTCTTAAATCTTCTACTGCATCTTTCTTAAGATCACATCGCCAAATATACTTTAAGGCATTACCAAGGTTAAACCCCATGTGCTCTGTTATTTGAATACAGTCAATGCCGCTGGGGTGACTGGTGTAGTGTTTTGGCTTATTAACTGGATCGTGCATGTTTTCTCCTCAGTTCATTTTCAATTGCCTCAATTTCTTCAGGTCGGTCACACACCCAAAGAGTAATGATGTCCTTAAACATTGACATATCGATGTCTTCAACACCCTGAATAGTATCAAACATGGGGTATCCTTTTACCTTATGTTCCACAATAAATGTCGTCATAGTTTTAGCTCATCCTTAATAAATTCTACCGCTTTATTATACCAATAGCGATAGTACTTTTCTGATACTCCCAAGTCAACAAATGTCATGCCACACAAAAATGCCTCAAGAATCTCTTTTTGCTGTCGTGGCATTCTCTCCTGCACAATCCTGTGAATGTCAATCAGGTCATCTGAGTCCCATGGCAGCCAGCCGTCTTGGCTTGAGCTGTATGTGGACTCGATGTCATCTTGCTCCAAAAGGTCAGGTTCTTCGTCAGAAAGCCTAGGCTTTGCGGCAAAAATTATGTGTTTTAATGTCATTTATTTTCTCCTAAACTACTTATCCAAAATTTAAGCTGTTTAGAAGAGCTTCTTGCAAATTTATTTTGCCATCTAGCACATCCACCACCTTTTCATCGATACTATTCCGAACGGTTAGGTGGTGTATGATAACCGGTTTTTCTTGCCCTTGGCGGTAGATCCGAGCATTTGCTTGGATGTAGTTCTCTGAGCTCCATGGTAGATCAAACCACACCGTTTGGGCTGTCTCACCAGTGTTGCACTGAAGATTGAGCCCGATACCTCCGGATTGGGGGTGGGCAAGGAGCATACGAATTTCGCCACGACGCCACGCCTCAATGTTGTCATCGTCCAGCACCACAGCTTGTGGGAAACGGTTCTGTATGCGCTCAAGTGAGTGTCTGAAATGGTAGAATACGAGTGCAGGGGACGAGGACTCTTCCACGATCGACTCAAGATATTCCAGTTTAGCACCGTGTACTTCTTGAGTTTTTCCTTCTTCATCATAGACTGCTCCCGACGTAAACTGCAGGAGCTTGTTCGCCAGTGCCGCCGCTGTTGGAGCTGTGATTTGTTCCTTACCGATGTCAGCGACCATGTTTTTTCTAAGTTCATTGTATTTTGCCTTTATTGTTTTATCTAGCTCGATGGGGTGGTACAGTTTGGTACACTTTGGGAGCTGGAGGTAGTCTTCTGCTTTTAGTGAGTAGCATATGTCGATTATTTTGGAATTTATCGACATATCAGCACCCTTTACCAGCTTCCAAGAATACACCTGACGGGTGTGCCTGTTAATCTGATCGGGCTCCATGTACTTTGCACGAAACTTGGTTATTGATGTTTCAAGACGCTCACCAAGATCCAATATACCGACCTGAGACCAGAGATCTTGCATGCCCTGAGGGGTGGGTGTACCAGTGAGGATAATACGCCGTGAGAAGCCCTTTAAATGCTTCCTAAGCGCCTTAAAACGTTTGGTGCTTGGATCCTTAAACCGGCTAGACTCATCTATTACTAAGTTAGTAAACACTAACTTATTTGAAAGCTCACATAGCCATGCCACGTTTTCAAGGTTTATTAGGTATATGTCTGCGTCTTTGTTCAGCGAGGATATTCTCTGCGCAGGGGAGCCCATTATTTTGGATGTCGTAAGATGTGACAAATGTTCCCACTTCTTGACCTCTACATCCCACACTGTCTCTGCCACCCTTTTGGGTGCGATGATCAGCGTCTTTCCCTGCATCTGCTCCGCAATGATGGTCAGTGTTGTCGTTGTCTTCCCCAGTCCGGGTGGTAGTAGAAGTCCTATGTTTGGGCATGATTTTGCTTTCTCAATTAAGTCAAGTTGGTATTGATGTAAATTAGTTCGTTTTAATAAAGTCATCTACATCCTCCTTAGATCTCAATACATGCACAGGAAACCCAGCTTCGCCAAGTTGGCCAAACACGATTACTTGGCGGGCACTAAGCTCTCCCGTTTGTGTTTTCAGTTCCACAAACATCGCCTGCTGGTTTAGGATTACTATCCTGTCCGGTACCCCCGTGATTGTCGATATCCACTTGTAGCTTAGTCCGTGGTTTTCTTTTACCCTTTTGTTCAGATAGGATTCTATTGTCTTCTCGCTTACGTTTTTCAACTTGTATTCCCGTGTATATTTGTTTTGCAATATGGTCAGTAAGGTATGCAAAAGTCTCCTCTGACCAATCTCCCACCTCATCGCCTGAGTACTCCAGTACACGATACGCACAGTGTACCGACTCATGGCAAATTGTTGCTACCAAGAGAGATGGGTCTGCGCTGTCACACTCCGCAAGATCGAACACCACCACCATGACCGACTTCTTGCCCTCTTGGAAGATATGGGTTTCAGCCATACCTAACTCAAGTGCCTCCTCCTTGGTGGTGATGTTGTGATCCTTTAGAATTTGCTGAAATACCTCATTGGAAAAACACAACTTCAACTGCGCTGGTAAAAAGCCGCAGTCAATGTTGTAATAGTCGTACTTTGGTTTTTGTTTAGTAATCATCATTATCCAATTCAAAGAATGCTTGTTGATCAATATACTTCTGAGCTGGTGCAGTAAAGCTTACCCCCGTATAGCATGGTCGTCTTATGCCATCCATGTTGACACGGGTTTGCCCGATTGCCATTTCCTGAGTTGCCGCTAAAAACTTCTTGGCAAAGGTTAGCTCATTGCCAGCGTGTAGTCCATGCTTTTGTGACCACTTACGATAGCACGCAAAGAGATAGTCCTTACGCACTGCGCCAGTTGGATCATCAATCAGGGTGTCCTCTACGAATGTGCCCATTGGGTTACCCAAGCTTTCCATGGTGTGCAGTAAGTCCTTGCCTGATTCAGGTTGGACAAAGTAACCACCACGCTCTTGGCGTCTGTGAAGTCCCTGCATCGCCCAGTTAAAGATACCACTAAGCTCTTCCATCAGGCGTGTTGATAGGTTTGTATCCTCACGACCATAAAAGCTTGTCTTCATCTTCAATACAATCATACGACCAGTGAGGGCGTTGGAGTTTTCAGTTAACTGCAACACCTCATTGGAGTAGATCATGATTCGTGTCGGCAGGTATCCGTCCCAGCTCTCTTTGTTTTTGCGGTTGACAGTAATAGTATCGCCACCAACAATCCTAAGAAGCTGAGATACAACAGCAGAACGATTTCGTTCTGGCGCACGTGCATCAGTAAATGATGCAAGCAGTTTTCCAAGCCACGGCTGCAGTCCAAACGTATCACAGAGTTCTCCCAGTTCAGGTGCTACGGTGTTATGAAGTCCAAGTAAAGACACCAAGATTTTGTTAATGGTTCCCTTACCTGATCGGCGTGGTCCAATGATGTTAAAAAACTTTTGCTGAGACGTGTCACCACTCAAAATGTAGCCGAAGATTTCTTGCAGTGTGTCGATTGACTGCTGGTCATCAGGCCATACATCACGCATAAACTTCTCCCACTGCGGGCAGGTTGCCAGTGGATCATACTGAAATGGCAAACTGTTTTGGGTAAAGAAACCCAGTGAGTGTGGAAGTAATACACTGTCTTCCAAGTGAAACAAACCATTTTGCAAACTAATTAACTTGCTCGCCTCAGGTCGTGTTGATGCGTAGCCATCTAACCATACTGGTGGTTTGGTGTTTGCCACGTTCTCAAGGTGGGTAAGTGCCTTAGTTGCGTCAACAACAGCCGATACCGTTGCTGGGTTTGGTGCAAAGCTAATGATGTTGCCCTTCTTGTCCTGCTTCTTACAACGGCTCAGATATTTATAAATATGCGAGCGGATTGTAGCCTCTTCAACAGAATCATAGTGCGTGCCCTTGTATCGAAAAAAGTCACCAGCATAGTGCACCAGTGCAGTACCTTCGGCGCATGAGTGCTCGGACTCCAAGAATGATTCGGCATTTAAGACCGGCTCTTGGTTTAGGATAATCTCACCCTTGGCCAGTGCATCATCACGCTTTTGTTTGTTGACCATAAAAATCAGTGAGCGCAGTGTGGCACCTTCGCCCTTAAATGTCTTCCACTTAGACTCGCACAATCCTGCTGTATATGATGCACACTTACCATCATTGTCAGACCAACGATCCCACAGCTCAAGGGCTTCATAGTCTCCCTCAAACTGGTGGTATAGCGCGAATCCAACACGTAACCACTCATCGTAGCCGGTGTTAGGGTCGATGTGCGCCAAGATCTCCGTCTCAACACGATGCAAATCATAGCCCTCTACAGGTGGGTTGTAGTTTTCAAACCAGTCGCCCGAGTTGATGATGGTGCGTGCTGAAATGATGCCGGTGAGGTCTTGTTCGTTTGTTGGGATACTGCCAGTTAGGTGGTTGCCTGTGACAGTAAAATAACGACCTTTTCCGTACACCTCCAACCCGATAGCGTGGTCAACGTGCGCCACCTGCACATTGGCACGTGTAAAGATCTTCACGCCGGTGCCTGACGGGCTTACCTCGACGTACCCCTGCACCTTGTCCACGATGGACTGTGCAAACTCGTTTAGTCCTTGTTGTTCAGAATAAACGTCATCAAGATCAATACCACAAAGATTGTCAGTTCCAGTAAATACGAATCCCAAGCCATCATAGTGCCCCTGTTTGTATGTTGCCTCCGCCGAGTGGAAGTCAGTCCATGTTGATGCGTTTGATGATGATGCCGGTTTGCCATTGGTTTGGAATGGCACCTTGGTGTAGCGAGCAGTCTCGCCGGTTCCTACGTTCATGTACTTCCACAACGTCCACCTAGGCACCTGCCTAAGTTCCAGTGGTATGTTTTGCAAAAGTACTGTTAAAGCCATTGGTTTATCTTCCATAGTCTATTTCCTTTGTTCGATACTACTTATCCAAACTTTAGAGATTGTCATTTTGCAGCAATGTTTTTTTGAAAAATTTAAATGCCTGTGTTTTTTACGCCACATAGACCTAACCCATTGATTTAAAACAATAAAAAAGTGTTGTATAAAAAACACAGCCAGAGTTAAAAATTATATCTAACATAATCAATGACTTATAGCTGGCTGGGTTGGCTGGGTTATATATTAGTTTTTAATTTTTAATTTATAAAAAATAAAATTCTTAAACGACTTAAAACAACCCAGCCAACCCAGCCATTTGTAGAATTGACTTGAACTAATTACTGTAAGTTGTTGATTTTATTCATCGACCTCAAAGTTTAGTTGTTTTATGAATCGATAAGACCATTCTCGGAATTTAACCCGATGCTCCTCATCGTTTGGATCTGTATCATCCCAAACAGCCTGAATCTCCATTTTGCCATCTTCACCATAGAACTCAATCTTCTCCAAGTCGCCATTTTCTGCGTAGATTTCTTTTGGTGTCACCCTCATTACATTGCCCCCTTAACCAGTTGCACAAGGTCACTTATTCGCTCGTTTGGTTCTTCCCAGCTATCTTGCTTGCCGTAGTCACCCCTAGAAGCCCTCATACGCTCGTCATCCCTAAACCGAGGCTCTACCCTTAACCACTCTGCAAAAGCCTCCCTGTACTCGATATAGGCATCGTTAACCTCAAACAACGGATGCCCTAAATGATCTGCGTCTACAGTCCGCATAACATCCGATGGCGGTATGATCTCCGGCAGTACCTCATCCTCATTCTCGCCAATATACCCGTTGTTATCTCGAATCCGATCACGTGCCTTAATGAATCGGTTGTATGCTCTTTGTTGTTCTTTATTTAGTTCAATCATTCTTCTTCATCCTCAGTTACATTTTGTCCAGCCAACGCATCTAAACTAATCGGTTCTCGTTCAATTAAAGCTTTTATGTATGTAATTCTCTTTATTGGTTTATCAAGTGATTGTGATAACTCTTCATATGTTGGCTCACGCCCTAAACTTTGAGACAGTTTGTGTTCATGGTATTTCATTTTCCTAATCTCTTCACTGATATTTACAGGCAGTCTAATGATATTTTGGGTATTTTCTATGCCCCTGTTCGTATATCTTTCGATAAATGGCCTAGCAAATGACACAAACTTAGTATATTTATGTGGTACCCATTTCTTAGCCGCCTCAATTAGACCCATGTTGCCAAACTGAATTAGGTCATCCATTGGCACTGACCCATTAGTCCAATAGGGTTTTGATTTAATTACAAGCACTACAAACCTTAAATTGTGTCGAATAAGCTTATCCCTAGCCTGCCTACTACCTTCCCTCATTTTTTCCCAAAGGGCATATTCTTCTTCCCTTGTTAAAACTGGTATTTCATAAAGACTACGCAAATAGTCAGAAAGCGCATTTTTTGTTTGCATTAAACCTCCTTAAATAGGGCGAAAACTTTGTTGTTTTTGGATAAGTAGTTATAAGAAAGTTATATTCTCTCATAACTAATTAAGGTTAAATAAGATGAAACGTGTAAATCCTAGTACTGGCGTTGTGTTTAAAAGAGGCGATGTCAGAGAAGATGGTTTTGTATTTTGCCAGTATATGGCTTCAAAAGGTGTTAAAAAAGACGGATACTTTACAGAGGCTTGGTTAAACCCACAGTCTTATGACAATGTTAAAAACGCTGATTTAAAACAACATAGAAACAAATACAACACACTAAAAGGTAGGGCATACAATCTTTACAAAGGTGCAATAAACAGATCAAAGAAAACATCAGCAAAGGTTACAATTACACCAAAATGGATAGAGAATAAAATTAAAACTGGTAAATGTGAAATGACCGGACTGCCATTTGATTTATGTCCATCTTCCGATTTTAATAAAAACCCATACTCTCCATCAATAGATCGCATTGATAGTAAAAACAGAGACTACACCCCTAAAAATACTAGAATTGTTCTCCATGCAGTAAACAACACTCTTAACGAATATGGTTTAGATGTTTTGCGACCTATTCTATCTGCGTTATTAAAAGTGTGATTCACCTAATACTGTCATTGCCACCTCATACGGATTGGCTTTTGGTTGCCTTGGTAGCGCCTGTAGGGTCATGCCATCGGTAAGATAGGGGGTTGCCTCCACCTTAGATGCAAACTTCCTACAGGCACCACCAAACTCGTCAATCAGAATGTACCGGTAGTTGCTCATTGTTTTGCTCCTGTTGTTCTTTAAATTGCTTCCACACCTCAAGCAGGTTGATCTCGGGGTACGGAGTTGCCAAAATGTGGTCAACAAAATCCTGCTCTACTTTATTCAGTCGTTTGATAGTATTTAATCCGTGCATTGTGTTTCTCCTTAAAGTGATACAAAAGGCTTTGGCTCTTTGTCTTTATTTGGTTTTTCAAACTGATTCAGTGGTATCTTTACCGACTTGTTTAGTGGCAAATACAGCACCACGTCATCACCCGATAGTGACCAACAAAATGTCTGCGTTGCCACCTTGGTTCCGGTTGCGACACCATACAGATAGTCATCTGATACTGGGCATTTAAGATGCGTAAGTACTGTCACCCCGCCGTTCTTGTTTTCGACACTGGCAATCTCCTTGGCGTTGATGCCGGTCGATGACAACACCAACAGACCTGTAATGATAAGCTTAT